TATGACACAGCATCTGGTTATATTCCTGGCGCTCACGTTGTTGCACAAGGCGGCTACTATTGATTCATGGCAAAAAAGAATAAAAACTCCTTTGGAGGAGGAAATTCTTTTGGCCGATTTGAAGGATCTGTTTTTAGTGGAGGCACACCAGAAGTTAAGTCATATAAAGTAAAACCTATTGAAGGAGCTTTTGGAGGCTCTATACCCAACTCCTTATATACTATAGAACGAGAAGCAACATGGTCTCGTTGGAGAAGAGGTTTTGAGCTAGGCGCAGCTAACCTATCTAATACTGCATATGAATATCCTTTTGAATACATCATTCCAACAACATCTGGAGCAGTTGATCAAATAGGTAATAGGGAACCACTGATGTCTGGTGTTTTCCGGGGGTTCCCAACTAAAAACAAAGAACTTGGTATTCACTGGGCAGGAAAAGTAGAACCAGGAAACTTACGTTTTGATCGTTTGTCAGACGCCTCAGGAACATTACTTGCAATTTCAGGAGAAGTTCCAAAGACTACTCTGTACCTAGGTGTACCGCAAGACAATGAAAACTATTGGTACATTCAACTAAGCGGAACATTTAGTACTGTTAGTCCTGTCCCACCACCGCTATACGTAACGTTTTCTGGAACTACACAAACATTAAAACCTATTGTTGGCGATATTCTTGAAGATAAAATTATTACAGTTTCAGGAAAAGCTATTGATATTGATAGCCGTGACCCTGCAACAAACCGCAGATTTGGTTTTGTTCAAGCTGTATTAGCTGGTGTAGATCAGTTCCAAGGCATTTTAAAATTAGAAAAATTAGGTTCTGTACAAGGAACAATTGATGGAATCCTAGCCACACCATCAAGAATTCCACCACATAATGGCCGTTTCTTTCAAACAGGAGCAAGATTCTGTTGTTCTTGCCAAGATTTTACACGAAGAGATTATGCTTACTTATCAGGATTAGGCGTTAGAAAGAAACCATTATTTCCACGAACTAATGTTGCAACTTTAAAACCTGGTCGTACAGAAGAAGTCTTTGAGCTTGGGCAACTGTCCAATGCAATGATGACAGAAGTCAATGAAAAAATTACACAGAACAGAACACTAACAATTATTGCACCTAGTGGATTCCAACTCGTTGGAGTTGGAGTTAGTGGTGAAACAAAGGATGCAAGAGATCCTAAAACATTGTATCGAGATGTTCCAGGGCAGTTTACTGATTTTGGTAAAATATATCGTCGTGGTTTTGGTGATAATCCATCACCTAATCAAGTAGCAGAAGGTATGCCAAAGTATGGTGATTACAAACAAAGTGGTCTAACTATTACAGAAATTTCGGATGATTGGACATATGTATTGGATCAATATCGTTACTGCAAACATATTTATGCAATGAAATACATTGCAGGAGAATTTCCTACAGAGCCTTCAGACTTTCCTATTGATGCAGGCCTAATGTCAGAGTGGGAAGATGCCTTAGTCACTAAAACATTAAGTGAACAAGCAAAGTATTTAACTGACTTTGTTAACTATGGTATTAGTCACATGGATATTCCACCTTTTAATTGTCAATCACCAATCATGATACCAATGTTACAAAAGCTATTTAACTTCCCATCTGAGTTTATTGAACTTCAGCAGTTCGTCATGCGCGATAAAAATGGTGTGGCATACATACCTGCCTCTGGACAAAAACCCAATGCAGATGGTCAGTAATAAGTAAATCTTAATAGTATAGAATACTTACATCAAGTTTCCTGAAGGTTTCTTGAGACGACAATTTTTGCTCACAATAGAATAAAGCGCGTGTTTATAGTAAGCTCACTAGCAACGTAAACCATGACACTTCGCACTGTGCCTCAGGACCAAGAAATTCTTGACCAGTTCTTTTCTTTATCAGCTAGACCAGGTCTAGAAAAGGTTGCCTGGTTATTTGGAATGGTTGCTGTATATGGCAAAACACCAGAAGAGCTAGAACACTTTACTTGGAATGATGATTACACTATCAACCTTAAATGTAAGAAAAGATCTGTACGCCCACTGCACCCACAGTGGGTTTTCTTGTTTCAGCTCAAAGAAAAGCAGCCTTCCAAGTTGAAAAGCTGCTGGAATAAAATTTTAAAAGGGCTTTTTAAGGAACAAGATGCAGGTCTTGTATTACCAATAGAAGACGTACTACTTGCACATAAAGTTCGTAAACTTTACTACACACCTTCTAAGCGACATTGGCCAGTCGATTCTCAAACGAAACGATCGCGCTTACTGTGCTCTGTGTAGTAGACTCTTGTGCATCGAGCACTTCCTTAACCTTGGCTACATTCCAACGATAGTTGTCCCTTGACCGCGTTTCTGGGAATGCAGCATAATGTGTACCCAGCTTGCAGGTGCCATCATCACGCATACGAAAAAGCTGTTTGCGATCAATTCCAAGCTCTTCTAAGGCTTGCTTAACGGGAAGCCAGGTTTGTTGTGACATTGGTTTGTAGAAACTACATCCTCAAGTTAAACTTTCAAAATAAAACGTCAAGGTAGTTTATCTTGATTTAAGGGCTCTTATTTTTTTGTGAAGTTTAGTGGTTTTAAAATAAGATAACGGCTAGAAAAACATGTTCAAAACGGAGCACGAACCCCTCGCCCTCCTTGTTGAACTAACGCCACGACTAGCCAAAAGACGTTTTAGAGAAGAAATTTATAAAGATTGGAAATATAAATGTGCTTATTGTGGTGATAATGCTACTTCATTAGATCATATTATCCCAAAATTTAAATCTGGTTGCAGCAGTAGGCATAATTTAGTCCCTGCTTGCCGTCGATGTAATGCAAATAAAGGAAGCGACGAGATGCAACAATGGTATAAAAAACAAGAATTTTTTTCATTAGAAAAGTTAGAGCAAATATATTGTTGGATTAAATCAAATACACTAGAATTTGTTGAAGTTGATACAGTTTTACCGGATAAAACAACAGCAGCATAATGGGAATTTTTAATGATTATGTAGAAAGAGAAGAGGATCTTCTTAATGCCTTTAATAACGGCGGAGATGCCACCTGGAATGATTACGGTAAATTTTATAACTTAGAGGATGTCTGGAATCAACTGACAGAGCCTAAGGAGGGCATTCATCGACATGCATATACTATTAATGACCAAGCCACAATAAATGAATGGAAAAAAAAGCTTGGAACTAGCTCTGGATCTGTAACCATATATAACCCTTTTAATGACTATGTTGATCAATACGATGATTTAATAAAAGCATATAATAGAGAGAAAAGCGCTTATAATAATGGAAAAAGATATGAAGATTATGTTAATAGTTATGAAGATTTAGAAGGAGCCTATGACCAGGCCGAAGAGGCCTATAGCGATAGTGATCAACGGTATGAAGATTATGTTAATAGTTACGACGGTTTAAGAAAGCACTGGGAAAAAAATATTAAACCAACAGGTGAATCAAAAGCTAGTTGGGGCAGAAAGCATTATCGACACTCACTTAGGAACCCAAATGATAAAAGAGTATTACCTGAATTTGAATCAAAAGCTAGTTGGGGCAAAAGGCATTATGAAGGCTCACTTAAAAGACCAAACGAGAGAAGAGTATTACCTGAATTTAAATCAAAAGTTGAGTGGGGTGAAAGACATTATGAAAATCACGGTGAAAGAAACGGCCGACCATTACCTATTTCAAACTCCTCAACAAATAGCAAAATTGGAGTCCTAGGTGGTATTGATACAGTAAGGTTCAATAGTAATGGAACATTAACTGTTTACTATCGTCCCAGTTTTCAAAATAGTTTTAATCATAATGCTAAAGACAATAATGGATTCGGACTATTTTCAAGCCAGCATTTTCATGGTAGTGGAAGTTTTTGGGGACAACTAGATGGTTTTGAAGGGGGAAAAGCAGAAGGATTAAAAGTTCCTTTCAAGTGGGGTAACAATTTATTTGGCAGAGGAGAAGGTGAAAATGGAAAAGAACAATGGGGAAATTGGCACTGGAAAAATTATGGTGTAAACGAGGGGCGAGTATTACCAGGTTCAAAGTTTTATGTTGATGACGATGGAAAATTAACGTATAACGAAAGCTTTGTTGGAGCAAACTATAGAGATCTTTACGATAAGATTGTTGATAATTTTAACAATGCAGACAAAGGCGACTATCAAGACTTAATTGAAAATACGTATGACCTTATACCGGAAAAATATCGAGAAGATATGATAACTGAACTTGATAATGGTGATATAGAGGGTGATATCAATGCTTTTAATTTACATTATTATACTAATAATGTAGACCCAATTTCTGCTGACGATCTAGAACAGCCCCCATTAGGAGCGTTTGATCCCAATTATTATGCAACAACAGACTATGGACAACAAGCTTTAAATCGCTGGAATGACGCACAAACAAGTGTATTAGGTTTTCTTCCTGACTTAGACGTTGTAGGTGGTTATGGAATTGATGATACCGATGACAATAGAAACATTTTTTTACATAGCGCTTATACGGATGTAAAAAACTCAGGCATAACAGATAAAAATAATCGAGGAAATGAAGCCGAAGAAACAGTATATTCAAATGAATATTATGAAAACTGGGACAAGTTAATTGATGATCCAGGGGCAAATACTGCACTACAAACTATGTATAGAGATAATCTTTTAGGATTATCAGAAAAAACACCAAGTGGTGGTGTTACAGTTTCTTGGGATGAACCTTTTGTTTTAGATGAAGATGGAAATATTGTTTACACCACTGATGAATTTGGCAATCAAACACCGTTAATCAATCCAGATGCAGTTAGTTTTTTAGAAGGTAGTGTTTTTAATGTTTTTGGAAAAAAAGATTTAGAGCAACAAGATAAATTCCAAGCATTAGCAATTGATCTTTTGAAAACATCTGTAAAAGAATTAAATGCAAGAAAAAAAAGAGAAAGGGAATTAAATATATATAAAGGGCTGCCGATGTTTAATGAAATTTACGGGGCTAATTCTGCAATTGCTAATTCTTTACTTGGAGATAGCGGCTTGGGAGGTTATTTATCAATGTCAGGAGCAAATGTTGATAGCATGGCAGAATCTCTTGGAAAAAGTTTATCAGGCGTAACTGGTATATCTAATAATAGTAGTGTATATAACTGGCATAAATGGTTTGATGAAACATTACTTAAACGTTATGAAGAATTACAAGAAATCACAGGAAAATTAGATGCAGATATTGAAGGACTCGATCCCATTTTAGATAAAAACAAATGGGCTTCTTTTGAAAAACAAGTAAATGCAATAGACATTGAGGCTGAACCAGAAAAATGGAATAAGTTGATGGATGATAATAATCTTGCAAGAGGATTGAGTAAAGAAAGAGCTTTAGAAATTAAAAACCCAGATAGCTGGAATGCTTTATTAGAAAAATATGATTTACCTTCTAACTTAAATAAAGAAGAAGCAATTGAAATGCTTGCAAATAGCGAAAATGAGATTAATAAAATTTATACAATTGAAGATGATTTTAGAGAATCGTTTATTAATGATTACATTAAACCACGTTTTGATCAATCTAAATCAATGGATGAATTTATTTCATATTTAGATACCTTAGATCCGAAAGAACAGAATATTTTTCAAACACAAGATGCGATGCAAGCATTAAAAAATGTTGCATCAGCACATGCTGTTGCAAAGCTAGAGCAAATTAAAGCTACACCTGATCAGTATTTTGATTCTACTTTTTATTTTGATCCCACAGTAGCAATTGATAGTAGAGAAGAATATAGTAGCCCAAGAGACAATGACTACAGGGAACAAGCTGAACGGGTTTCAGCCGATTATGAAACGGCTAATAATAACCCAAACGCAGTAATTGAAGGATCAAGAAGTAATATATATCCCGATGGCATCACCTGGAATCAGTACGCCTACTATTATGGCGTTGATTTAAGCAATAAAGATCAATTCGCTCGATTACATTACGATGCAGTTGGTCGACTTTATGGATATGACCCAGCCAGAGATATTACAAGTATTGGTGATATTAAAGGATATATTGTTAATACAGTTATTCCAAAAGTCAATGAAGCAAAATTAGATTTAGGTGATGCAGCTTTTTCTCAATTCACAACGCCAGAAGAATTTGCTGATGCATTACTAGAAGGTATAGATATCAGTGAAAATAATCCTGAATGGAAAAAAATTCTAGAACAATTTGGACTGGATGAAGCAGCTCCATTAGATGAAGTTAAAGAGTATATTATTGAGCTAACTAGAACGGGAGAAGCTCAGGAGATCAGAGAAGCAATTAAATATTTAAATGAAAATAAATTAAAACCAACACAAGACCGCTTAGGTATTTCTTACATTGAAAGAGATGAAGACGATAAAGTAGTTGAAAATGAAGATGCAAGTTCTTTATATCAAATTTTTTCTGATGCAGGTTATTCAGGAAGTGAAGATCAATTTTATGAAGAATTTATGCCTGATGCAGAAAGAGGTGATATACAGTTAGTAACGCAAGCAATGGGAAAAGGTTTTGATTTAAACGAAATTTCTAGTGATCCTTTTACAGCACTAGTTGAAGTAAGTGAAATAATGGGCGATGCAGGTGGAAATATATTTGGAGATTCCAAATCTACAGAAAGTAAGGATGACAAATCAGATTATTTTGGGCTTTTTGATGAAAAAGAACCTTCATATAGTGACAGTGGTAGGGATTATATTAGAGAATATACTGCTTTCTTTAAAGATTAATGGTAGAAAAATACAAAAAAGCTGCCAAGGCAGCAAAATTAAATAAAGATAAGATGGCTTGTAATAAGCCGAAAAAAACACCTAAACATTCAACTAAATCACATGTTGTAAAAGCTTGTGATAATGGTAAAGAAAAAATTATAAGATTTGGCCAACAAGGAGTTAAAGGTGCTGGTAAAAATCCAAAGACAGCTAAAGATAAAGCACGTAAAAAATCATACTATGCAAGACATAATGCACAAGATAGTAAGCCAAGTAAAATGAGTGCTAGATACTGGTCACACAAGGTAAAGTGGTAATGAACATTCAACCCCCTCGCCAACAAAGAATTAAAATATCAAAAGAACAATTTGAAGAAATAGCCGGCAAGTATATGGCAATTATTAGCAATCCGCAAGTTAGTCAACAAGCGCACAATAATGCAATGATGGGTTTGACTGAATTTCAAAATAGGTATACTTATAAATGAAGTCTCTTTAAACCCATGAAAAAAGGTGGCGGCTACATTGTTGGCACTCCTAAAAAAACAACTCAAGGACAAGGTAAGCATTCTAAGCCAAATCACGGACGTAAAAAACACCGTGGACAAGGAAAGTAATATATAGTATAAAGATATGCGGGTTTCCAATGTATCTTTATCAGGACGCACTTTCTATCATTAAAGCTTTTGAAGGTTTCAATGAAAAAGCTTACCCTGACCCAGTTACAGGAGGAAGCCCGTACACCCTTGGTTATGGCACACAATTCTATCCAGATGGCTCCCAGGTTAAACAAGGGCACTGCTGTACTAAAGAAAAAGCATTAGAGTACTTGCTTTATGAAATTAATGTAATTGCAGATGAAATTGATAAATTAAATCTTGACCTTGATCTATACATGAAGCAAGGTTTAATTTCATTTATTCATTCAGTTGGTTGGGATTCGTTTTTATACAGTTCAATTATTGATCAATGTGAAGCCGAAAATTATATTTTGGCTGCACAAGAATTTGGAAAATGGATTTTCAATGAAGAACATGAAGTAATTGGTGGTTTGTTAGACCGTAGAAGGCAAGAGGCTGGTTTATTTTTAGATATCGGAAACCTCCCAGGAGACCTGTTATTAAAAGCATTTAGAAATTATTCAGCCTCACCAGAGCAAGTTACAGCTATCAGGCAACTAGAAACAGAAATCAACCCTTATGTTTTGTCAGAATTTGCCAATAAATTTAATGTAACGCATGGAGGGGATTTTGATTTATCAGAGGAGGATTTACGTTTTATATTTCAATTCCAAAAATAATTTTATACACTAGAATAAGTAGAGTAAAGGCTAATCAAATGGGCGACTCAACTTTTACCAAGGAATTTGAATTGCCATTACACTTGCAGCTTGCTATGCGTAAAGCAGAGCTGGAAGCAAAAGAATTAACTTGGGATCAGCTTTATAATGCGCTGTTAACGTTATATCATCAGCGTCTATTGGAAATACAAGCAGTAAAAGATATGATGCAAGCTGAGAATATCGAGTTAGAATTCGATATTCCCAGTGATATTGAGTTAGCGCAACTAGCAGTTACGTTCATGGCTGAATTAAACGAAGAAGAAGATGATGATGACATCACCCCCTTCTTTATTTAAATAATTATTTTTTTCGCATACTACGCAAGCGTTCCATTTTTTCTTTCATAGATTCTTTTTTACCAGAATCACTTGAACTGCTTGCTCCCCTTTTGGCAGGACTACCTTTTAATTGAGCTTTTAACTCCCTGTTTTCTTTACGTAAAGCATTTAATTTTGAAGTCATGTCATTAGAACTTGACTTTGTCATGGGTTTCCTGGCCCCAGGTTTAGCAGTAGACTTACTCATAGGACGCTTTGCTTTGTTTTCCATGGTAATAACAAATCAAATTTTATTCTAAATTAATAAGTCTATTTAAATACCATTGAGCTTTTTTTAGTGACTCAATACCCCCTTTATGCTTTTCGCGCCAAACATATTTTGCTACGTTACCTTTTAGGTAGCCTCTATATTCTTCTGGCGTTAGCTGCGCTTCGATGGCTTCAATGCATTCAATTTCACCATCAGTGTAATGTAAAGGATGATTAACAGTATCACTTAAAACAGGACGTTGTTCATCAAAAACTTCTTGATGTTTTTCTAGATAAACATCCCATGCTTTTCGAATAGGCAATGACTTATCTTCCTCTTGTGTAGCCCAAGGGACAGGACAAACGCCTCCAGGACACTCTGATGTAGTATCTATCGGTTCAAACCAGCTTTCATTTTCCTTTGCTTCTTCTCGTCCATCTCCATCTCCTCCGGCGCAAAGTCCCCCATGTCCACCATTAACTGACGTGGCTGAGGCATTGCTCCCATTGCAATCCCCTGTTCCGCACTTGGAATCGTTCCTGTTACTCCGCATCGCTGTAGTTCCCCTGGATCAATAGACAAGTTAGTGCGAGGACGTGATTCTTGCGTTACCGCAATTCCTCTATTGAATTGATCATACACTGGAACGTCATTATTTTCATTGTCTAATTCTTGTCCAAAATCTGGAAATGTGGCTAAGCGAGTCTTGAGTTCGTTATTATCTTCGATGAAAGAGGATAAGAAATCCATGTAACTTCATTACTATTAGTTAAGTTCAATTATAATTCAACTATAATAACTTTTAAGTATATTAATAATGGCTGCCAGTTCGGGTGGATATGTTACTGATTTAACTCCCGAAAGAGCTTATGACGTAGATCTTCGTCGTTTGGATGATGACGAAAGACGTACTGCATATTTTGGGGACACTCGCAACGAACGACAGCAAAATCGTGTCGAAAAGTTTCTGAAAGCAAAGAGATCAGCCGGAAAGTTTCAACAGAAGATGAATTACGATCAACCATTTACAGATCGACAAGGACAAACACCTGCATTTATTGAGGGTGACGCTTTTGGCAAAGCAGGTGCTACCAACTATCCAAACAAACCTCAGCCCTCAACAAATCGTCTGTACTACCCATACACAGCTTTTTCTTAGACCTTAGATAAGACTACTTCATACGGTTGTTTTTGATACTTCCCTTTACGCATTTGGTAGTCAACTTCACAAGGTTCTCCTTGATAAAACAATAACTGACAGATACCTTCATTAGCGTAGATTTTATTAAATAAAGGAGTGCAGTTACTAATCTCTAGTGTCAAATGACCTTCCCAACCAGCTTCTGCTGGAGTAATGTTCGCCATGATTCCAGCGCGGGCATATGTACTTTTACCCACAGCAACCACGGTAACGTCTCTGGGTAGAGCCAAGCGTTCAACAGCAACACCCAAACAGTAGCCAAAAGGAGGGATAATAAAATACTTTCCTCTTTCATCTTCATGAAGTTCAGTTTCTTTTAAAATGTCAGGATCAAAGTTTTTTGCATCACACATACCATGGGGCACACCTCCAAAAAGAAGGCACTGGTTGGGTGAGAGGCGAATGTCATAACCGTAGGAGCTAAGTCCATAGCTAAGAATAGGAATATCATTTTCCTTGTTGATTAAGGATGATTTAAAAGGAGTGATCATTCCTTTTTCCGCAAATTCTCGGATCTCTTTATCGCTTAGTAC